CTCATGGGAGAAGAGCGATAGCCGTACCTGTAGACAAGATGGGGCGTTTTGTATGGAATGTGAACATAAAAACAACTACTGTTTAGGAGAAAATGATCACTCACTCATGCAACGATTATCCAACGCCGGAACAGACCATAGAAAATTTATGAGAATGCTGCCGGTGTACGTACGAATCACAGCACCTTTATATTGGTGGAAGGAATTTGATACTTATAAGGTTGGCACAGTTGCTAACAGCTGTAGTACCATGCATAAAATCCAGGCTAAGGAATTCACGATGGATGATTTCAGTTGTGAGCATCTTATGGGTGGTTATTTGGAACAGATGAGAAGGATAATCGACGATCTTAATAATGCTAGGAAATACTTTACAGTAGGGGATCAGTTCTTTTCTCCCGGTAATAAGCGAGATTGGTGGCAGATGATTCAACTTCTTCCGAGCAGCTATAACCAGACCAGAAATGTCATGATGAATTATGAAGTTCTGGCAAACATCTATAAGTCCCGTAAGGATCACAAACTGGACGAGTGGCGGAACTTCTGCAAATGGATTGAAGAGCTTCCGTATTCGGAGTTGATTACTGGAGGTAAAAGATGAACGATAAATACCTCAGTGTGATAACAAATTTTGGTTGCCATTATTCCTGCCCGTATTGCATCGTTAAGAATAATCATCTGAATATTCCCAAAACTACAATTCATGGGTTGAATAATCTGTTTTCGGAAATTGTGAAAAACCGTTGTAATTGGGTCTCTTTATCTGGCGGAGGAGATCCTCTATGGAAGTATGAGCAACACAAAGATTGGTACGAGAAATTCTTTGGAATCGTAGATGCAGCTCATGTGAATACGGAATTGCATACTAGCTTACACGCCGTTCAAGGAGTATCTTATAGTCATTTTGACAGGGTTGTTTATCACTTACATAGTTTAGAGCAATTATATAGCATTAAACGTGAAAACTGTTCTATCGTCAGAATTG